TAGTCCCATCGATGACGATATTCAGCCCGGCCAAGCTCTGTGAGAACTCCTTGCCGCGCTGTACGGCATCGTCACTCATGACGTAGCCCAGGCGTTTCACCGTTGCCTCATAGCGCTCAATGCCAGCCGCCCCCTCGCGCAGAAAGGGCAGCATGCCGCCAAGGCCTAAATTGTTCGCTATCAGGGCTTGGACTTGAGGGCTTTTCTGGCTGGCAATCGCATTGGCAATAGCCTTGTACTCACCCACCACATCCCAGGAACCGTCCTTGGCTTTTTTCAGGCCGATACCGAGCTTGTTCAGCATCAACAACGCGCCTTGGTTACGCCCCCATTGCGCGTCCTGCATAGTGGTCGCCAGGCTGTTGAGGCTGCCCGTAGCCAATTCGGTATCGATGCCAACCATCTTGGCGGCGCCCTGGAAGGTCTGCAGCTGACCGGCAGAAATACCGATCCCGTGCGCGCTGTTGTCAATCGACCTACCAAGCTTTGCCCAGTTAACGGCCAACGCCGCTACACCAGCCACCGAGCCAATACCCGTAATAGCGGCCATCGGAGCAACTATGTTACTGATGCTACGAGCGGCACCGCCTGCCTCCCTGCCGATATTGGTGAGGTTCTTGCCGATGCGCTCAAAGCCAAGCTCACGGCCGAGGCTTTTGAAGGACTTTCCGACCTCTTCAAAGGGTCGGGTCATGCGGCTGACAGAGTCATTGACCTTGCGGACGGTCGCCGAGGCCTTATCAACCGCGCTGATCGTGATCGTGAAGGTATTAGCCATCTGAGTTACCCGCCATGCGAATGGCTTGTTTGTTCCATTCGACCAGTTCCTTCAAAGTGAGCGACCACGCATCGCGCGGCCCCCAGCCGTAATACTTGGTGAGCTCGGCAATCAGCTCTGGCCAGCCTCCTCCGCCTGACCAGCTTCGGTAAAACCCTCGAGAAACTTGTTCGCCGCGACCAGATCGCGCTTGCTGAACTTCTCGACAGCACCGCGCGGGATTGCGCCCACCAACGAAATCAGCGTGATCGCAGATCCGATCATGGTGTCGGCCCGAGCCGCTTTCTCCATCTCGCCCGCGGTCGGCTCGCGCAGTTTGATTTCGTCGTAGGTGACGGAGTTTTCAGCTTTACCGATGATTACTGGCTTGCTGAGGGTGATGGTGATTTCGTCTTCAAACATGGATCAATTCTCCGTAACGGAAGGACCTTCCCACTTCACTTCAATAGTGGCGTCGGAAGATTTGGATTCTTGTTGATCAGTGGTCCACATGTTGCGGCCAATGATGGTTTTGCCGTTGGCCAGCTCAGCGACGACGGTGGCGTTGTTCATCGCATTGATGTCGCTAATGCTGAGGTTTGAGGCATCACGCAGCGTGGCGGCGATGTAGCCGGGCTGCGGCGTTTCGCTGTAGCCGTGAATGCCGTCCTGCCCCTTCAAGGTTTCGCGGGACACGCCGGAAATCTTGTAAGAGAAGTCGCCGGCCAGCATGTAGCTCACGCCGTCGATGGTCAGGTAACAGGTCCCGGCAAGGCGGTTGGGATCAGCCATAGGTTTCTCCAGGCGAAAAAAAACCGCTCAAGGCGGCGATAGGCGAAATGCCCGGGTTATTGGCGGAACTGAACCAGCAGCGCAAAGATGCGCAATTGGTTGATCAGGGTCCCCGGCCATAGCACATCGACTCGGTTAGGGTTGGTTCGGTTCTTCTCGACGATCAGCTCCTTGGCGTACGTCTTAGCGTCCTGGACAAAGCCGTCGTATTCCAGCTCACCATATTGAGCAATCAGATCAGCCTTGATGATCTTGGGTGTGACAATCGCCGAGCCTGGGGCAAATCGAGTGCCGTCAGCCGCCAACTTGACCCGAGCATATTTGGAGGTCACCAGCGACCGCTGGGCACGCAACACATACATCAGCAGGAACAGCGTCTCGATCTGCAGATAGCTGTCATCTGCGGCACCGAAGCCGTTCTCCTGATACGTGGTAATCAAGTTATCGATCGCCACCGTGCCATCGCTCGCCACGGTGAAGGTGGAGATGCCGTCCCACAGCAGTGTGTTGCGCTCGTCCAATTCGAAGCGTGAAGACGCTGGCGGCGCCAGCACCGTACTCAGCGTTAAGGTTTGCATCGGTCGACCGGGGTCAGCGCGCAAAGCCACCGCAGCGGTACCTGCCAAATCAGCTGCCCAGATCCAGGCCGGCGACGGCGAGTCATAGAAGCCCATGATCGACTCATGCTGGTTGTTGCGAGCATTGCCCGCGGTTGCCAACGTCGAAAGCGTGCCACGCTGGGCGGCGAAGATATGCCCATAAATCTGGCTGGCATAACTCCAACGACCGGTTTTGTCGTTGAGCAGGTTTTTCAGAGCATTCAGGGATGCCGTGTCGGTGTAGGGGCTGACGATGAAATCGAAGGCCTCGTCACCCAAGCTCGCCAAAGCAGCGTCGAGCACGGGGTTGGTTGCGCCAGCGGACATTGCGGTGATGGTCAGCGTCAGTCCAGCCGGTGTTACCTCGCCGCCAGCAGTGCCCAGGTAATTCAGGCGAAGGTCAATGTCGTTACCCGCGGCGCCTTTGTTCTTGGCGGTAAAGGTCACTGTCGAGGCGGTTGCCGCTGCGGTTACGGGCAGATTGCCGGAACTATTGACCAGCGCCGCCAGGCCGGTGGCAATGTCCGCCGCGGGCTCAGCCGTGGACACAACGAAGCTGAGGAGCTGACCAGCGATATAGAGCGAGATAACGCCCGTGCCACTGGGAGCACCAGCGACCAGCAGAGACCCACTCGCCGCCACTGAACCCACCGCGTCAGCCAGCGGCAAAAACCAAACCTCGCCGAAGCTATCCGACGCTTTGTAAGCTGCGGTCATCAGCGCCAGCATCGAGCCCAGTCCGCCTTTGGCCTGGGCATCGCTCACACCCTGGCAGAGCACCGGCACATTAACCACGCCGTTACCGGTGGTAGTGATCTGCCCGATGATTAAGGTGCGCTGAGTTTGTGCGCCGCTGTTGGCCTGGGAGTTATCGACCTCGGCATAAAACAGAGGAACCCGCAGGTTCGAGGGAATATTGCTAAATGGGACGGTCATTAACTGTCGCTCCCTTGGGAAGTTTCAGGCTTGGTGGGCTTGGCCGCCGGCGGTTTTTCGTCGCCTGCCGGTGGCGACTCAGGCGAGGTTTCCGCCTTAGGCGGCGTGCGTGTAATGTCATTGCAGGCGAGCCGACGAAGCCAGTAGTGATCGTTGTCCGCGACCTCTCGACCTTCTTCCGGCAGAGCGTCGCGTTTGACCGGGTCGCGTACCAGCAACCCCGGAGAGGGATAAATGCGCATGATTACTCCTGCGGAAATTCGAACGAAAGACCACCCTCCGATCGCCCATCAGGGCCAACAGTGCGCGGCGCCGGTATGACGGAATCGGGAAACGGTGGATCAGCATAAGTGCCAGTTGAATCAACTACGTTGAGCAAGTCGTTCGTAACGCTTAATCCTTCCAGCGGAACGATCGGCTGCACGCCTGCCACCTCCGCAGCAGGATCAAATAGCTCTGGCACCAAAGGACCTTCTAGCAGATAGAAGTCCTCTGGCCCCTGGTAGAACTCCATACCGACGTCCATGACGAGCTCGCCCAAGTTCTGGTCGCCCTCATCACTTTCAACCATCTCGGACCGGATAAAAGGAAACTGCTGCAGGCGACTCATTAGCGGCGGAAAGTTGATCAGCGCCCGTTCAATCTGGCGCTGTATCTCCTCTAGGGCCAAGATCATCGCCGCAGCTGCAGCGTTTTTGGGTAACGCCTTGAGTTGTATGCGAGCACTGATCCGAATCGTCGCCGTCACGGTGAACTGCGGGCCTCCCTGGCGCCCCAGCGACTCCTTGTCCTCTGCCGGAGAGTGAACCCAGATGATCGGGTAGCTTCCGCTCCACGTCGGCCAGGTCCTGGCGGCGAATACGTTGCCGCCAGCAGTAGTCCCCACCTTGAGGGCTTCGGCAGTTATTTGCCGTAACTCGGAAGTCGTGGTCATCACATCTCACTCAGCATCAGTTTTGCCCAGCCATGGCTATCTGGCCGAACCTCCATCACCAGGTAGCGCTTGGTGATACTCGGGATGTAAATCTCATCATCCTGAACAGGCGGCTCACGAAAGGTCGAAAGCCGCACACCCAGTACCGGCTGCGTTGATGCGACACCCACCAGGGGGTCAATCAGCTCGACCTCCCGATAGGCCGAATCGAAAACGCCGTCGATGGGGTATGCCTGGCGGCCGACCGGGTAGTACGTCACCTGCCCTTCCGGTCGCTGACCTTCGCCAAAAATGGTTTCAAGCGGCCCCAACACCAAGCTGTCCCAGTCGATCATCAGGCGATCCTCACGCTAGGCCCGGCCGCCACAGAGACATGCGGACCTGTTTGAGGCTTCTCGACTACGTCGCCATCGGCCAGAAAGCCGAGTTTGATCAGAGACTCGACCTCATCCTTGGGCACCTTTACGGTGCCTCCAGGCCCAACGTTTTTACCATTGACGCCGACCACGGTTCGGCCATGAGCCACGACGGCCTCCACTACAGAGCCCCCCGTTCCGGGTGCGCCAGCCATCAGCCTTTGCTCGGCGGAGTGCAGACCTTCGCGGCAAGGCAAGCGTTAACACGGCTTGGGATGACCAGCGGCGAGCTCTGCATCAGTAGGATGCGTTGAGCGGGGTCATTCTCGACCCAGGTCTTTGGCGCGTATGGCATGGCCTGGTAGCTGAAGTTCGGATCAAGGATCGAACCAAAGGCGCGGGTACCGAGCAGTTGCTGGCCGGACATCAGCATGTAGCCATCAGGCAGCATCGGTTGCTCAACGCCGTTGTCGTCAATGAACCACTCGTTGTAGAGCCACAGGTCGTACTGACCCCAGCGCCCCTTGTAAACCGCACCCGGTGCGATCTGCGGGCCAATGTTGATGCTCCCCGCCTCGGACTGTTTCGGGAAAAAGATGGCGCCGAATACTTTCTCGTCGTTGGAGAAGGTCTTCCAGGCCGAGGTGGTAAACACCAGATCCGTTGCCTGGGCACCGGAGAGCTGAAGCATCAGCGTTTGCCATTCTTCCAGGTTGTTCGCCGGGATGGTGTCGCGGCCTGCAGCGTTGAAGTTGGCCTTGATACCCCACTGCAGGTTTCCGGAAAGCGCGATGCTCAACTGGGAATCTCGACCGAAGTCGACGACCTCAGTTTCAAAGCCTTCGCCCGAAACAACCACCTTGCCAGTGAGCAGCGCCGACGCTGCCATCCACTCTAGGCGACGGTCCAGCATATCGATCTGGTCGGCCATCTCGAACGCAACGTTGGCCATCTCGCGCTCGCCGGCAGTCATGGTGCCGCCGCCGATGCGTTCGCCGATCTGGCGCATGATCGGCTTGCGCAGGTCCGGAGCGCGCTTGTCCTTGATGTAGGCCGGCTTGTAGGTGTTGGTCTGGTAGCGGCGTTGCTCAACCAGCTTGCCCTGCACCAGCGGACTGATGAAAGGTGCCATGCGGCGCAAGCCAACATCGATGTCGATCGCAACGAACTCGGTTTCCGAGTTCTGAATGTTCGGGAAGAACTTGTCGAGCAAAAATTTAGTCGGACGCTTGAGCGTCGGCACGACCTGAATCAGGTCGGTGGTGCTAAAAGGAAACGAACTGGCGGCGGTCATGGGCCTCTCCAAAGCAAAAAATGCTGAATCCAGACCACAAAAAAACCCGCTTCAGCGGGCCTTTGTGGACGGTGGGTATGGGCCGGATTACGGCGCCGAGTTATTCGACGGGGAAGCCGCCGAGAGTGAGGTTTTGGCAAACAGGCTATACGGACGCATCGCCGATACAAGCGCCGGGAGCGACCATGTTGGGCTGTAAATCAGTTGGGCGGCATTGAATTCGCCGGCCACATAGGCGCCAGCGGTCACAGGGCCATCCGTTGCATCAGCATCGTCGACCAAAATAGCGAGCGGAACCTGGCTGCCGTCGGTTGCCGTCCGGACGCACTCGACATAGGTGCCGACCACATCAAAGACGTTGACGGTGAAGCCATCACCTACCACAAAGGCCGTGGCGCCCGCAGTGATCGTCAGATTGATCTCGGCGTGCGTAAAAGCGGTGCCGACAGTTGCATCGCCCAGCGCCACGCCTTCGGGGTTGGTAACACTGAAGACGGTGGCCGACGTGGCCAGCAGCGCGTATCCGCCGGTTTCAACGGCAGAACCAACAGTGACCGCAGACACTGCGCCATTGCCGGTGTTGCCTGGCTTGGCAATGATCTGAACAGGGCTGACGGTTTGTTGCCCCAGGACCGTGCCGCGCTTAAGCACGCCGGTAGCCAACAGGATCGGCTGGGTGACCAGGTTGCGAGCATCGGCAATCAGCTGATCAGGGATGTACACCTGTGCCTGAACGCCTGGTCTTTGTGGGTTGTCTCGAATTTCAGTTGGAATCAGCGACATGCTGTTGATCTCCGTTTGGCGTTGAGGTTACTGGGGCTTGGCGCGGGCGGCAGCCGCGATGATTTTTTGGGCGATTGGCGACATGCTGGAAGACTCCACGCCACCATCGCCTCCGGCACCGACATTCGTCACGTTTGCTGCGGCCATCCGGTCTTTCAAGTTGCCGCCGCGACCACTTACCGATCCAGCCGCGTTAAGTGCGCTGATGGCAGATGCAGCAGACATGTTGGTATCGAATGCAAATACCCCAGCCTGCTCAGCGTTACCCGACCTCAGGCCGTGGGCCATGATCTGGGCGCAACGGGCGCGCTCTTTGGCAACAGCAGCTTTGCTGGATTTCGGGCCGTCCTGATCGTCGTCATCCTCGGCGTCCGGATCATCATCGTCACCCTCTGCACGCTTGGCTTTGCGACCTTTTGGGTCGTCCTTATCGTCAGGGTCATCGCCTTCGCCCTTGGCCTTGCGTGCCTTTTTTTCGTCATCGTCGTCCTCAAGGTCATCATCCTCGGCACGCTTTGCCTTGCGACCTTTCGGGTCCTCCTTGTCATCGTCGCCGCCATCCTCTTCGGCACGGCGCGCCTTGTCTTTTTCGTCATCACCCTCATCGGCGTGCTTGGCAAAACCCAACAGGTGCGCGAAGGTCGCAGCAGCAGTCATTCTGCTTCTGGTCATGGTCATCAATCCTCTAAATGGTGGGAACTAGGCCAGCTGGGAGAGCAGTGCCCGGAAAGCGGCGTCAGGTGCCGCGACAACATCGGCCAGGCCCGCATCAACCCCGGCAGAGCCTAGGTAGGTACCAGCCTGGGTTGCGCGGACCTTGCTGGCCGCGATGTTTCGATTGCGGGCCACGGTCTCTACGAACAACTCGCCCATGGTGTCGATATCTCCCTGGAACCTCGCCAGCGCATCAGCTGACAGCGGGATTTCTGAGTGTCCATCGGCCTTGCGATCGCCGTAGGTGATGAACGTCACCTGAATGCCGGCCGATGTCAGCGCCTTGGAAAAATCCACATGCATGCAGATCACTCCGATGGACCCAGTGCCACCGGTGCGCGGAACGTAGATACGGTCCGCGGCACTGGCGATCGCGTAGGCAGCCGAGTAAGCCGACTCGTTGAGAATCGACCAGATCGGCTTGGAGCCCCGGGCGTTGTAGATCATATCTACCAGGTCGAAACACCCGGAGACCTCGCCGCCAGGTGAGTCGACATCGAGCACGATGGCCGCGACCTGCGGGTCATACAGCGCGGTCAAAAAAGCTTGCCGCAACCCGTCATAACCTGTCATGCCGCTCCAGGGCCGGAGGGTTCCGGTCTTCTGCACCAGCGTGCCATGGACAGGAATGACCGCCACGTTGCCGACCAGGTCATACCCGCTATCACGGGATTCCCGGTCGGCGTAGCTGTATCCCTCCCCCTCCAACGCCATCGGTGTTAGGTCAACAGCATCGCCGCTGACCCGCATCATTCGACCGATCCCCATGCGCTCGGCCAGGGCTGCCATGATGACCTCGGCCTTTTCCGGGCGGATCGCCACCGGCACATTGAAGAGCCGTTGAGCAAGATGTCCAAATTGCATTAAGTCGGCCTCGGTTTCTGTATGGCGTCGTCCGCCGATGTGTATCCGCCAGGGATTTGCATGCCGGCCCAGGTAGGGGCGGGAATGCCAAGCTCTCTGAACTTGTCGATCTCGCGCTTGCGCTGTTCCAGTACCTCTTCGTAATCCAGCCCCTGCTCCATGCATTCCTGTTGGAGCGTGGAAAGGCCGGCATCCATCCCCAGCACAGCACCTTGCTTCTCGGCGACCGGATCAATCCAGCCACGGGCCGGCCCCATCCACTCAGCACGCGAATACATGGACCGGCATTCCATAAACTCTGGAGCACCGTGTGGCAGCGGGTAATCGTCGACCTCCATAGATTCCTCCATGAAGCACCCCAGCACCGGCTGCGCGGTGTTATTGGCGAAGTCATTGCGACGGCGTGTCAGTGTTTTGAACGCCTCCAGCAACGCGCCACGGGCCGAGCTGTAGTTGGTATCAGACCAGTCGTGGGACATCTGCTGCGCGGAAAGCCCGGTGGCCGAGGCAAAATTGCGCAGGAACGATTTCTCGAACCCAGCGAAATTCGCGTTCGGCCGTGTGGCGGTCACTGCGTTGATCTTTTCGCCCGGGAACAGGATCGGTACCCGCGATTCGCCCAGCATGGTTTTGCGGCTTGCGTGATAGTCGGCGCGTTGACCTTGATAGGCAGACAGGTTGTCATCATCTCCCACCGCCTCGGCCACTAGGTTGTGATCGAACGGACTCTCGATGTAAGCGCCAAAAATCGAGTTGATCACCGCCGCGTCCAGTTCGACCGCGTCGTACTTGGCCAGCATTTTCATGCGCTGCAAGATCGGCGCAAAAATGCCAGAGCCGCCCCGATGCTGAGAGGCCCGGTCGTGATCGAAGTCGTGAATGATGACCGGCCGCCCCCACTCGGTTTCCCGGGGGATCTCCTCCCAGGTAACGCTATCTGCCGCATTCCACCAGTCGCCCTGGTGCGCCTTGCGAATCCAGTAGGACTTGGCCGCGCCAAAGGCATCGAGCACCACCCCGCCGCGCGACGAGTTCGAGTCGAACTGCTGCTGGGGGTTACTCAACCGGTCAGGGTCGATCAACTGCATCGCTGTACCGTACCGAGCCCGCCCAGCGCCTATCCGCTCAGGGATGTAGCAGGCCTGGATCAACGAGTCGCCATCAATCAACTTATGCCGAAAGCCAAGGCGCATCATCTGGGTGATAGTCAGCGACCGCTGGGCATCGCAATAGCGGCCAGAATCAAAAGCCCAGGTCCGATAGTGCGCGCTGGCCACCTGAGCAAACTCATGAGCCCATGTCGCATCAAACGCTTTTTTGCCGGTGTAGGCCGCCAGAGCGCGCCAGTCCGGCTTGATCAGTGGCCGGAAGTGCCCGCCGATGGCGTTGTCCAAAATTCGGGTGACCGCACCCGACGCCCAGCCATCGTTGCGCACCAGATCACGTACCCGAGCGACGATGCGGTCGCGGTACATGTTGAGGTCGCCATCAGGCGAGCCAAGGTATGGGTTCCACCCAGCAACGTGCTCACCGTGGATGTCGGCAGCGTCGTAGGGAGCACCGCCACCTGGGGCCAGCATTTTCCCCCGACTCGGCCGTAGAGGCTGGATCGGCTTGCCGTCGAGCCCAACAATCGATACGGGATTGGTCATCACTTAAACCTGAATGTGAGTGGCCGGCGGGCACGAGTGACGATGCCCAGCTGTTGCTGAAGCATCTGAATAACGTTTGCCAGTTGAGCAATATTGGCGCGGGTGTAGGTGATGCTCTTCGAGCCATCGCCCTGGGTGTACGTCGCAGTTTCAACCTTCCCGCCCGAGGAAAGCTGCAGGTAGGCCTGCTGCGCATTTTGCAAAGAAACCTGCAACGACTCCCGGGGTATGCCCGCCAGCAGGCTGCTTGGACCATAACGGCTCATAGGGTTACTCCAGGTATGCCCCGCCAAAGCGGGGAGGATCTACGCCAGCCGGCTGGCCAACGTCTTTTTCTTGGCGGGTTTTGCCTGGATGACGCGCGGACCAGAGGACTGCTCCTGCTTGCCCCCGTCTACAACAGGCTCTTGATCTTGCAGCCCAGGTCGGTGAACTGGCGTCCCGATTGACGCATTCACCTCTTCTGCCCGCTTGTTGAGCTTCAGCCCCATATGCATAAGCCCACACAGCGCTGCATACGCGTAAACGCGGCAGTCGAGTGCTTCGTTGGCCCTGCCGTTTGGCAACTCCCAGACACGGTAATGTTGACCGCCAGATGTTTTCCTTACGGATCGCTCTGCTGTCAGCTGCGCGAAATAGTTGATGTCTCGGCTTACCGGGAAGTGCATGTAGCCAGCACCCGGCTCCACAAGGTGAAGCCTCGAACGAACCGAATCCTTGGCCGCGTTAACGCCCAGGATCACCGGCCGGAATGACGACTTGTTGCGCCGGCTAGGCGTCTTCGTCGGCCATACAGGAGAGCGCTTGCCACCAACCGCCGACTCGCCTTTGACGGCCCATACGCGACGGCCGAGGCGCGCCTTGGCAAACTCATAAACCTTTTGGGCGTGGTGACCGCCAGAGTCATGACAGACAGCCATGACTTCAAAGCCCCTGCCGTCAGCCCGAAACCAGATGCGCCGCAAATATGCGTCCAATCGATTCCAGGGGTCCGGTGTTTCCAGGTCGCCTTGGATGACCTCGAAGTCAATCGACCAACTCTCTTCGTTCAGCCCCCAGCCGACCACCTCGCATTCAAAGCGGTCGCCCTGGGTGTCGACTCCAACGGTTACAACGGCAACGCCGTCCGGTACCTCTGCGCCCCACACCTCACAGCGTGCAGCCAGTCGGTCCTCTTGAAGTGCGCGATCTCCGCGATCTTCGTATGTCTCACCCAGCACCAGGTTGACGAAGGTCTGACGCATAAGCGGATCGTCTTTTACTTCAAGCCATTCCGCGACCAGGTTGCGCCAGGACGCGTTCACAAAAAGGCTGTAGGCCGCCCAGATGTGAAAGCCGGCATGACCCTTAAACGGCTTGGTTGCACGCCACTCACCACGCTCAACCATGTCCTCTTTGTCGGCTTCACGTATCACGCAGCCGGTTACCTTGCAGGCGTAGAACACGCTGTCAGGTAAACCGACGCCATTTTCGTCCTTGTCCCATTTCATCCCATAAGGAGTGTCTGGGCCGCCCCACTCTAGTACCTGGTATTCGCCGCAGTGAGGGCAAGGAACGTAGTACTTGCGCTGGTCGCTGTTGGCGTAGCTTTTCTCGATCCGGCTTTCACCCTTTACCGTGGGCGTGCTGCCAAGAATGATTTTCCTGTTCCAGAACGATTCGGTTCGCTTGATCCCCAGCTTGATCTGATCGCCTTCCTTGCCGGCACCCATCACCGGGTACCCATCAACCTCATCGAACTTGACGATGCGGGCGGTGATACGCCGAAAACCACCTGGGCTGTTGGCACCCACAAAGGAGATCGAAGCACCGTTGCGGAATATCCGTTTATTGATCTTCTGCCGCGCATCCTTTTTCTTTGGGTCTCCGACGATCTCGGCGAGAACCGGTGTATCGCGCAGCATCGGTTCGATTTCAGTGACGCTGTAATCCTCGGCGTCCTCTACTCGGGGCTGAACCACCAGGATCGGCGACGGGTCTTGATGGATGTAGTAACCGGCAACGTGATCGAGGATCTTTGTGTAACCAACCCGGGCCGACTTTTGGACAGTGACCATTTCGACAGTCGGGTCAGTAATCGCATCCATGATCCCGATTTGATACGGGAAGGCATGAAACCGACCGGTCTGGGCGCTGGTCTCGCGAGACAAGACCGCGTACTTCGCTGCCCATTGGCTCAGTGTGAGCTTCGGCGGCGGCTGGATGTTCCGCCGGCGGGCAGACAACAGCCCGGCCTGCAACGCATCAAACCCTTCGGCATATCTACGCTCATCGCTTGTTGAGCCCATCTCCGTCACGGGTCAACTCCTCAAGCGCGTCAACAATAATGCCGTGTAAGGCGTCCTGTACTTCCTGTGCTGTTTTCAAACGGCTGATGCGTGGAGCGTGCTCCGAGGGTATCGCCAAGAGGCGACTGCGGACCTTGGCGTATTCGTCACCCACCGCCCGGCACACGTCCTCTACCGCTACAACCAGGCGGGCCGTTCGGTCGTATTCAAGTTGCTCCCGCAAGGCCAGGTAGTTTTCCTTTACGCGTTTGGCCTCGTCGAGATTCATGTCTGCACCAGTCGCGATAAGAATCCGAGTGGTGGCCTGCTCAACGGTCTCGCCAGGCTGAATTGTTACCCGCTTCAACGCGGAGGTAACGGCGGTGTTTTTCAGGAGAGGCTTGTTACCCTCGCCTGTTTGGGTAACAACATCCGAGCCGTCTCGGCGATATTTTGCGATCAAGGCATTCGATGCTTCGACATCCAGCGCGCTGCCGTCAAACACAAGC